TATAGTTCTTTAACTTTTTCTTTAATCTTATTCTTATCTAAATCTGTTTCTATATGGTCTATATAATTATTTAGGAAAGTTGTAGTATCTTCTCCTTGTTCTATTTCGGGTACACTTGTATTAACGTCTTGCGTATCTTCAAATATATCTAATTGATATACTGTTAATGTATCATATATTCTTTGTACAAATCTATTAAACATATCTTCATCTGTTTTATTTGTTATAAACAACTTAATAAAACTTTTATCAAATCTTGATATATCAACTTTATCATAATCTTCCATCATATCATTGTAATATATTTTTCTAAAAATCCTCAAAGGATTAGATACTCTAGTTAACTCTCTAGTGTCTGTATCAAAGATATGGAATCCTTTTGGATCTTTATAATCACTCCATACTATTTCATATTGCGTACCTAAATAATATATTTGACCGTCATCTGATTTCTTATGAAAGTGTCCAGACATAACTTTTTCAAATCTATGAAACGTTGTTTTATCTAAACCTTGTTCGTTCATAAATCCTCTATGCATTTCAAATCCTTTTATTTCTAAATGACCCATACATATTTCAGCATTTGTATTTTCAATTTCATACATAGATTCCTCATAATTCTGGTCACAAATCCAAGGTAAAAATAAAATATCTAAACCATCTAAATTAACTGTTTTTGGACCTGTATATATCCAAGGTTCATTTAAACCATCATAAGTAGTACACAATTCATTTATAGCATTTACTTCGTTTGTATTCTTATAATAAGTATCGTGATTACCTAATATAATATGTGTATCAATCTTTTCTTCCCAAAGTCTTTTCATAAACTTTTGACGAAAAAAGTTCGCCGTTTTAAAGTTTATAAATTTACGTCTATCAACTACATCACCTAAATGTATTAACGTTTTAATATTATGTTCTTTCAAATAAGGAAAAAACAATTCGTCATAAAAACGTTGTTGATATTCAGCAAATGCTGGACTATCGTTCCGACAACCAAAATGGGTATCGTTTAATAACGCTATTTTCACTAAAACTTCCTAACAATATGTTTTCTTAAAGCTCTTACTAATTCCTCAAGCTTATCTATAACCGAAATTAAACTAGGGTCAGTAATATAATGTTGTTGTTCTTTTAACTTATCATATTCTTTTACTGAAATTTGAACCATAGGACTATAATCTCTTTTACCTTCGTTCTCATAAGTTTTATCGTGTTCGTGAGTAGTAGTATTTACTATTCCTTTTTCACCATCTAAAGCTTTTTGTTTTTCTTCTTGCTCTGTCATTTTCGTTTAACCTTTTTCTTTTTCTTAACTGGTTTCTTTTCTTCTTCTTGTGGTAAGTTCTTTTGTAAGAATTCTGTAAATTGATTTTTAAACTCTCTATCTTCTCCAGGTTGCAACGTCATATCATCATAGTTTGCTTCCTTTATCATTCTATGTTTAATTGTTGTTTGTTTCTTTTCTTTTTGTATTCTCCTTACGAAAGCGTAATAGATAATTTGAGTGAAATACGCAAATGGATTATTAGATGTTTTAGGATTAAAATTGTCAAGATATTGCAAACAGTTTTCAATTCCATCGGATATCATATCATCACGATAGGTATAGTTTATAAAGTTTGGTCTAAATGATAAATGGTTTGCTATCTTTAAAAAACACTCGCCTATATAATCAGGCACAGGTGGTTTATTTTCTTTTAATCTTTTTGCTTTATTGACAGATTTCTTATAAGCAATCATAGCCAACAAAAACTCTTTGTTGTTTACATAATGCTCTGGTCTTTTTTTGATTCTAATTGATTTTGTCATAATTAATACATATTACTTTATTTTCTTCCGTTTGTCAATGGTAGGCCATAGTAAACGTTTAAGCGCTTTAGATAGATTTTTTACTTTGATGATTTCACCAATTTGCCATTGTTTGGCTATGTGTGCTTGGGGACGTTTTTTATTTTCAATCACTATTGACAATCCTTAAAAAATGTATATAATGGACTATGTAGTCCGTTGAGAAGCTAGCTATATACTAGTGAATCGTTCTTTTCTTTCCACCATCTAACTCTTTAAATATTTCATTTAAAATCTCATTATCTTCTTCTGATATTTTTTCTTGTTTAAAGATAGATTTAGACGCCTTTTTAGGTTGGTCTAATTTATCATAATCTTTTGCAAGATTCATATAACTTGATACCATATCCTCAGACGCCAACGTTATAGTCATAATCTTATCTTTTGGAATATTAACAACTTTATCTGGCGTATAATTTACCCACTTTATAAGTGCTATATAATCTCTTATTCCCATAGAGGTCATCTGTGGAATGTATTTAATTTGTAAAGGTTTACTGATTCTTACTAATGGAGATTTCTCTGGAAGTTGTTTTTCTCCTTGTGGTAAGTGTGCAACCACATCATCACCATTTATAAGTTTAAAGATTCTTATATTAGCTACTTCTTTTGCCATTTCTCTCCAATTCTATATTGTGAATTTGATAGTCAAAATCTTCACTATTGTATATATTTATACGTTCTCTAAAGTGTTGTAGGGTATAGTTTTCTTTTTCGCCGTAGGAAAGGTCATCAGCTATATCGTATAATGTAGCGTGTGATTTATTATCTTTTAATCTTAATCCTCTTCCTATAGATTGTAAGTTTCTTATCCTACTTTTACTAGGGCTACTAAAAACAATATTGTGTAAATTACGAATATTGATACCAGTACTGAACGTCCCATAAGAAGCGACAATAATTGCGTTATCCGACTTTTCTGTAATTGCTCTAACTCTTTCTCTTTCATCAGCCTCAACACCTCCGTGTATATAGAAAACAGGTCGGTCGCCTACCTTTTCTTTAATTAATTGTTGTAATAACTTACCGTGTTTCTCTACATATTGAAATAATAATAAAGTGTTTCCTTGCAAGTTAGCGGCCAGATTCCTAATGTATTTATTACGTTTGTCATTTCTAACTAAAAAGTCCATTTCTTCCTGATATGTTTTGTTCTTTAATAAGTTTCTATCAGCTTCACTATATTGTAGCACTAAACACATTATCTTTAAATCTGCTAAATGTTTTTGTTCTTGTAATTCAGTTGTAGATACTACTTTATTTACTGCACCAAACAATCCTTCTAGTACTAGTTTATGTGTTTTACTATCATCTAACGTTCCTGTACAACCTATTTTGTATTTACAATTGACTAGTTTAGTCATTATCTTTGTCAATGAAACTGCTTTAAATAAATGAGCCTCATCTCCAATTATCATACCATAATCGCTAAAGTAATTTTTTGCTAATTTGTATATAGATTGCCAAGTAGATATTACAACTCTTTTAGTTGTTGTTTTACTATGTCCTTCATATATTCTATGTACGTTTCTTTCAGAAGACCAACCATAGTCTTTAAAGTCTTTATATAATTGTTCAACTAATGAAGTGGTAGGTACTATAATTAATATCTTTTTATGTTTAGGTAAACGTAATAGATTAAAACGTACTAATAGATATAGTATAAGAGATTTACCACTAGCAGTTGGAGATAATAATAAACATCTATTCTTTTTAACTGCATATGTAAATGCTTCTTTTTGATAATCTCTTACTTCTAAAGGTATTTTAAGTGCTTTAATAAATTGATTTACTTTACTATCATCAACTTTAGTATCTTCTATCTTTGTTCCATCAACAACTTCTACATTATTTTCTTTGCACCAATTAAGTACATATGGATATAATCCAACATATATTTGTCCAGTTGCATATGAAAATAAACGTATCTTGCCATCCCAAACTCTATTACGAAATTGTGGCATAAAACGAAAACCAGGTACTTCAAAAGTAAAATGTTGACCTAACTCTCTTCTGATAGATTCTTCGGCTTCTATCTTTAAATAAACATCATCTTTTTTGTCAATGACTAGATATCTCATTACTCACTAAATTGCTCCAGAAGTAAATTTTTTCCAGTCTATAGCGTTTTTAATGGTAAATGTTCTATTGGATATTTGTTTGATTGTTCTATCTAAAAAATCAACAACT